TGTTCCTTATTGCCAAATATCTTTTCAAAGTTCTGCTCGAACTTCTCTCTGTCTACCGGACGGTAGGTGTCGCCTTTCCCGCTCATGTGTTCTCCTTGTCCCCAATAATCCTGTAAATCAGGGGTTACATTCCCGATTTGCATAGTTTTCCTATGCATTTCATAGTGGGTACCTATACTTGCTCTCTGAATCCACGATATGCAGATTTTCTTTCGTTCGCGTTACAGCCGTATAGAATACACGATGCTCATCGTCAGGGCTTTCCTGCAGGGTTCTGTGAGGCAAAAAGCCCATGTCCGTCAGCAAGACAATGTTCTCATCTTCCCCGCCTTTCATGCGGTGAATCGTGCTCAGTTTAATCGCAGGATCTGCAGTGATTCCGCCACGACGTTTGATAGCTTTTAGATATTGCTTTTCGTCTTGTGATAGTTTCAACAAATCTTCGGAAGGCATCTTGATATTCGCCAACAACCCGTGATCATCGACCAGTGCTTGATGCGTTAACGGCTTCAAAGGGTCGCACTCTTCTAAAGTCTTTGCCATCCCCCACTTCACTCGCGCCTCATCTCCACGCTTTGGTAAGCACTCATACAACTTGGATGCTTCCGCAGGGCTGATAAACTCACCGTTCTGCAGGTCTTCCCACAAGTGCATGGCTTTCAGGTTGTCCTCATCAAAAGACAGCCTGCCATTCTTTTTATACAGAATCCCGGCGGTCTGTAGTTGGTCGCCCAACTTGTTTAAATTAGCCATTGTCCTCGACATAACAGTCCAAGAACCGTCGCTCATATCGATCTCGTGTACATCCATGTGGTAATGAATTGATCCTTCGTGGTCCGTGGCCTTCCACTCTTTCGGTTGACGCTGTGAGATTCGACCGGCCAACTTTGCCGACAGATCATGTACGCTTTTCGGTACGCGATACGACTGATCAAGAACCCGGATGTTTTCGCATATGCCGAGCATATGTCTGACATCGACCCCGGTATAGCGGAAGATCGCTTGGTCATCATCGCCCGCGTACCATACGCGATTCGCGTACTTTTTAAGTACTTTGACCTGCTCCCATTGCAGTGGTGTAAGGTCCTGTGCTTCATCGACAATCAGGACATCGAGGCTCGGACCTCGGCCCTGTTCGACCATGAGCTTGATCATGTCCGTAAAATCGTACTTACCGGTTTCTTGTTTATACGAGGTATATACATGGTCGAGTTTCTGAAGCAGCGGCCACTTGATATTGTAGTCGCCCACATCATTGAACTCCTGCTCGAGCGGAACCATTCGCATCTGAGATCGTTGTATCAGAGTGAGATACTTGTTGCCCTCTTTGGCAGACAACTGCATCAACCCGTCCTGATCAACCACGTCCCGCGTATCAAACGACATACCCATCGACGCCCCGATCTGCTTTAGATCGTAGTGCCCGATGATGTCGTCAGTCTTCATACCCAGCCAATGGAATCCCATTGAATGCAAAGTTTTAAAGTACGGGGTGTCGCGCTCCTGTAATGCAAATGCATTACCTGCCCGATCTCGGGCCTCGGCAATAGACTTTCGACTGAAGGAAACAAAACCAATTCGGTCCGGGGGAGTTCCTGCCTCCAGTTCTTTGCGGATAATCTCCATCAAAGTGTATGTCTTGCCGCAGCCCGGAGGCCCAAAGATTAACTGTTCACTCTGCATCGTGCTTCCAGATCATCCCGTGTGGGTCGATCTGCCTCCTCATAAATTCAGTAAACGCCTGTGTATACGCATCGTATATACGCATCGTAAATTCAGACTGCTTATCCCCAGGAACAAACAGCTCCTTAAACTCCTCCGGAGTTAAGTCCACTTCCATTTTGATTTTCATATAAGTGTCTCCAAGTTTTGCCAGTAACGATCTTGCTGACGTGAGCGTTGGTGATCTCAAACTTCTCTGCGATTTCTTTGAGCATCATCCCGTCTTCGCGAAGAGCGTAGATTAGGTAGATGTCTTCAGGGTCTAACTTTCTGTTCACGTTATTCTTCCAATAGTTGCTCAACGTCGGTTTTCCTCAAGCCAAGCTTCAATCTCACTCAGACGCCAGCGCACGGCGGCGTCCCCCAAATCAAACGGCTGTGGCAATTTGCCACAATCCAACCATCGATAAATCGTTGACGGAGCCACACCTAAAAACTTGGCAAGCTCCGACACCTTCAGAAGACGGTCATCAGAACGGTGCTTCATATGTTTCTCCCTCTGGTAGCACGACCTCTTGTTCTTTAAACTCTGGTACCGACCAAACCCTGGTGCTGTGCCATTTTCCAGTGTCATCTTTATAACGATAAACTGTGTGGCATTCCTCCCCTTCGTTCAGTTCTTTTAACCGCTCCTGAATCTGTGGGCGAGTCAGCTTGTTAAAGTTCCTGTTGTACAAAAACTCCTGCAGTCCTTTGATCTTGAAATACGTTTTATCGTTCTCGGTCCACGGCTTACCAAGCTCCAGCTCTTCCGGTGACATCGCACGAATTCGAGAGGTACAAAATATCTGCAGCAGTTCTTTAAACTGCCCAGCCACAGTCAACTCTTCCGGCACCTCGATGTGTGAAGCGTTTCTCAACAAATCATTTACAATCTGTTGCCAATCCGCGGGCTTCAATGTTGGTGGCATAAAGTTTACCTGCTCCATACACGCACGCTGGAACTGTAGTGGGAGCTGTAACTGTTCTGTAGATAACTCCAAGCGATGCCCATCAACATCTAAGAAGTACAGACGTGGTTCTGACAACAGCACCGTCAGGCCGCTGATGTTCGGCATGTCTGGTTTACCTCCTCCACCGTTGATCCCGAACTTCCTAGACCGGCAGAGCTGCTTGTTACAGTGCGAACAAAACGGCTCGTCATTACATAGCCAACCGTAGTCTTTTTTCTCGTGTTGAGTTTGTATCTGTACCACCTCAATCGCAGGCAACGGCGGATTGAAATGCTTCTGGTTGATAGCTTCCATTTCCTGTTGCCATCCATCAGGAAACTTCTTCTTGAGATAGATCGCCGTCTGGAACATACCCTTGTTCCGTGTGCCTTCCGGGAATCCGTTGGTCAACATGGTCTGTACGCATGGTGGTGCGTCATCAAACAAGTCGCCATTTACACCCGTATCTAATTTCGATACCTCAGACATCGTCAGCCGATGATCATCGACCCAGTCCAAGAAGTCCTCCAATGAAACATCCTGCCCGTCGTCATCGACCATATAACGAAGTGTTTGCTCCGCATCGAAATACGGCAGGTTAATAAAGTTACCCACATCCCCGCGCTCAGATAGGATCTGATCTTGCTTAGGAAACAGTTCACTGCCCGAATATCCAATAGTCGCCGCGATCTCGTGTAGATATTCACGGACCTCGGACGCTGGATAAAACTCAGCAAAGAACATGTACAGGTGTGCACCACCCGATTTAGATCGACAGACAGCCATCGGAATTCCGAATCCCTTCAGCTTGCGAACCAAATACCCGTGATCAATTGGGTAGGTGTCGATATCAATCGCGCCAAACTTACAGCAGTTACTGTTGTTGATCGGGATTGAACCTACACCGACCGCGCCATTGAGATGCTTCTCAACTAACTCCTTGGTCAACGGCTCTCGGACCACGAAACTCTTGGCTTCGGTCTTGCCGTTTCTTCGGGTGTTGCCGATTTGTGTCTGTCCATGTGCGGCGTCCGAACCCTCGAACGCATTCATGAATCGTTCTACGTTTGACATACCTTCGTTCCGTAAAAAAGGGGGTAAAAAATATTTTTTCTACCCCCTGGACAATTAGAATGGGGCTTCTTCTGCTCCGACGTGTGGCTCATCGACCACATCTTCGGCAACAGCTTTCGCTTCTCCAGCCATAATTGATTTACGGAAATTCATTGCTGCCTCGAGCAACTCTTTGTCTTGAACGAAACCTGCATTGGCTACCGTCCAGTTGAACCACGAACCTTGGTCGTTCGATTCTTCAACAACAGACAGCTTCCACTGTGTTCCGAACAGAGGAGGTGAGACAAGTTGCCCTGTCTTCGGATGCTTCACCGTCAACATCTTGAGCTGAGTCTTCCAACGACGGGAGACTTTCAATGCTGACGACTTCATGTCAACGATACCGAATCCGGGGACACCATCTTCATCGACAACGATGCAGTAGTGTTGGTCTGACTTGACCAGTTCGTTACCATCGGGAAGGATTTCCTTCGCCCCGCTACGCTGTGTGCGAGAGACATCTGGATCGTCCTTGCGGAGTTCGCCCATGAATCCACCACCCTGCTCGCGTGGCTTGAACTTCAGGTACTTGGTTTCTTGATAGCAAGGGACGACAGTGATGCCACCTTCGCCATCCCAAGATTCGCCAGTGACTGTGTTGAACACGTCACCCTGTGAAGCTCCTGCGATGAACGCGGGATCAGATTTCTTGATCTGCGGAGACATCGCTTGGATGATCCGGATAAAAGGAATCTGGAGTTCGGAAGTATCGTAGTCGAGACCTTCCCCTTCGTGACCTGCCAACAGGTCCATTACGTCTACACTAGGTAGTTGTGCTTCAGCTTTCGCTGCTACTGCTTTACCAGCCATGATTACTTCCTCTTAATATCTGCGGTTTTAGCGACAAAGGCCCCGAACAAATCGAGGTCGATGGGCTGACCGTTTTCGACACGCTCTTTCACAAAAGCTTTTAGTGTCATTGCATGAATGTGGGTCTTGGACTCGGGATGAAATCCCTTGTTCTCAAGGTCCAACATCACCTTGTTTGCGGTATCGTCTTCACCACGTCCGAACGACAGAACAACGTCATTCTTAATGATGTCATCGAGACCGTGATCTCTCAGCCAGTTGTATGCTTCTTGTTTGCGGTCCGCAGGGATCGATGCAGAAACGAAAGGCTTCAACGAAACTGTGACATCGCCAACATCAAGTCGGCTCACATCCATCTCATCCATGAGTGCCGGGATGGCTTCCATTGATAAGCGATGCTTCTCTTGCTTCAGCTTCTTGACATGCAGTTCAGCTTCATCGATGTCGCTAACGACGCCTTCAAGTTGCCGAACCAAATTGGATAGTGCTTTGGTTGAATCGGTGTCCACTCCAGAGAGCTTGTCAGCCGCGTCCAACATTTCTTCAAAGAACTCAGACATAAGTTTTTCCTCTTCAGGTTTAAGTGAGTTGTATGTATCCGAAAACATATGCTAATGTATCGAACACAATGCAACAGTAGTGGAGGACAAAGTGGCTGTCAACTATAAATTTAAAACTGATCCCTATGAGCACCAGAAGGAAGCAATGAAGAGGGCTGGTGAGAATACCGCGTTCGCTTTCTTAATGGAAATGGGAACTGGTAAATCAAAAACGCTGATCGATAATCTCGGTCAATTGCACCTGAGCAAAGGCATCGACTTCGCGTTGATCATCGCACCCAAAGGTGTGTATCGGAACTGGGTGACCAAAGAAATCCCAGATCATCTGTCCGATGACATCCCGCGTCGCGTGATCCGATGGGTAAGCTCCGCGAACAAATCACAGAAAGAAGAGATGCGTTCAATCAAAGACCATTTTGACGGTTTGACAATCTTTGTCATGAACGTCGAAGCATTCTCATCGAAGAAAGGACAGGATGCTGGCATCTGGCTAGCCAAGAAGTTTGGTGCCAATGGCATGATCGCCATCGATGAAAGCACCACGATCAAGAATCCAAGAGCCAAACGCACCAAGGCACTACTTAAAGTGTCGCATGAATTTAAATACCGTAGGCTCCTGACTGGATCACCTGTCACCAAGTCACCAATGGATCTGTTCTCACAGTTCGAGTTCCTCGGCCCTCGGACCTTGGGCTTCGATAGTTTCTATGCATACCAGAATCGATACGCAGTGATGCATCGTCGTCAGTTTGGAGCGCATAACTTCAATGAGATCGTCGGCTTCAGACATCTCAGCGAACTAACTACAAAAGTAGAAACCTGTTCTTACCGCGTGCTGAAGAAAGACTGTCTTGATCTGCCAGAAAAATCGTACACGGTTCGGTACGTTTCTATGACCGAAGAACAGATCAAGATGTACAACGAACTCCGGCAGGATGCACTGACACTCCTCGACAATGGCGAATTGGTCACCGCGCAAAACATCATGACGCAGATGCTCAGGCTACAACAGATACTGTCAGGTCATTTGAAGACAGACAACGGAGACATGATCGAAGTGCCGTCAAAACGTCTTGACGCTGTGAAAGATATCTTGGAAGAGACGACCGGTAAGGTGATCCTCTGGTCTCGGTTCCGGTACGACATTCAACAGTTAACAAATATGTTAACCAAAGAGTATGGGGAAGAGTGTGTTGCATCGTACTATGGTGACACCCCCGATGATGAACGGCAGGAGATCGTCACCAAGTTCCAAGACCCTGACTCTGGGCTACGGTTCTTTATCGGCAACCCTGCAACAGCGGGCTATGGCCTGACCCTGACAGAAGCGAACACTGTCATATACTACGCTAACGACTTTAATCTCGAGACGCGCATCCAATCAGAAGATCGATGCCACCGTATCGGGCAAAAGAATCCGGTCACATATATCGACCTGATCACAGATAACACAATCGATGAAAGGATTGTGCAGGCACTCCGTAATAAAATTGATCTCGGAGCGAAAGTACTAGGAGAGGAAGCAAGAGAATGGTTGACAATCAAACCGACAAAATGATGGAAATATCTTGGGAGTATAAGCAGGGACTTCGGAACTTGGAGCAAGCAGTAACCAAGTTGATGGGGGTCACTGGATTGGACCGAGATATCGCAGAGTCATTCCTTCGAGGGCTGAATCGCGATAATATAATGCGTGTAGATTTTTCAAAGAAGACTCGCAATGGCAGAGAAGCAAGGCGTACCATCGGGGCAGGGCCCAAACTTACAGACTGATCCGTTGATGGTTAGTGAATCAGGGATTGCTTCTGTCAAGGGAGCACCTGATTTAGTTCGAGCAGGGCAGGCCGTTAAACAAGCCGTAGGGCAGATGTCTCCTCTCGAGAAGACCGCTCTGGCAACTGCACCAGTCCCTGTAGTCGGGGACATTGCAGGTGTTGCCGCTGACATTGATATGTACGCAAACCGTCCGGAAGAACGTACGGGTCTTAATTATTTAATGTCGGCGGTCGGTCTTCTGCCTTTTGTTCCTGGGGCTGCTCAATTGAGAGCAGGAAAGACAATGCTTACGGCCCCGGGTGCTAGGATTGAGGACACAGTTACCGACCTCAACGTAAAGTTTAAGTCAGAGTATCCAGCTTTTGAAAATCTTGGTGTCAGCCACGTCAGCCCTAATCCAGAAGGCATTACTCGTTTTAATGCAATAGATAATCCAACAGGAGATTCGCTTGGTATTGTGCGTGTCACGGTACCTACCGATGATGTGTATCGCGCATCCGGAGGCAAGTACACCGGCTCAGTGAGCGACAGCCATGATTCTATGTTCATGGGTGGTGAAAAAGGTTTAGAACCTACTGAAATTTCAAGACGCAATGTTGAGCTAGCAAATGCCGAGGAAGAACTAATCGAAGGCATTATGTATGGCGACATTAAAAGCGGTCTACCGAAAAGCTTTGACGCACAATTTCCAGATGTTTCTGAAGCTGATCCAAAAGAGATTCAAGAATGGCTTAATTCCAACAGTGATTGGGTCCGGCAAAAAGCCTTGGGCATCGTCCGCGACAAAGAAGTAATGGGAAGTGCTGACCTCCCCAAAAATACACCTGTTGGTTTTGCTCGCTTTGCTGATGTCGAAGTCGAGGGCAAGCCATATATGCGGATAACTGAAATACAGTCCGATATGTTTGCAGAAGCTCGGAAGGCGGAAGCTGATCCAGAAGCCATTGAAGGGTGGGGGCAGAACGTCACATTCGCCACAAAAGAGGGTCAAAAAATACCAGAGTTGTACCCGAACATGGCAAAGAATGATATGCCGTTGAAATCCTCTGTGCTTAAAGGTGCAGTAGCCAGTGCCATCGAGCGTGGATCAAACGGTATTGTCCTGCCTAACAAATTTACTTCTGCCGCTCGTGAACGGTACTCGGATTCAAACGTCAAGAAACTTTTGAAGAAGACAATCAGTGATCTTGGCGAAGGGTTTAGCTACCGCAAGGTAGATTTACCGAGCTACTACAAGGATGATCTCACATTCTCAGAGCACTACGTCCTTGAATGGCCAGACCTGAAAGAAGCACCAACAGAACTAAAGTTTGCGACAGGTGGTCTAGTGTCCCTCCCGCCCAGAACAGGGGATGGGATTGTGGGAATGATCAAGAAATACAGACGTGAAGGGTTGATGGACTAGCCGTCGTACCCTTCCTGCATCGATGCCATGATATTCAGCCTGCGAATCTGATCTTCCTGAGCTTTAATCTCTTCGGTCTTCTTCACGCCTTCAATAATATTGTGCGTGATCCGATGCATAAAGAACTGCATCTCTTCCAAAGCTTCAATGTCGTGCGTCTTCCGGTATCGAACCAAGGCTTCGAGCGCACGCTTCTCTAAATACTGGTGATACTCAGTGGCGTTCATGTAAGCACGCACCGTTTCTAAATACTCCAGCTCTTCAGCCATCCTCGGTACTGGGGGTGTCATTGGGTCTTTCATACTTCCTCCGTTCATCGGCTCTTGCAACTTGGCCCACTAACTTGGCGAACTCGGTCAGCTCACTGAGATTAGCGATATATCCTCTGCACCCGTGGCGTTCTGCCAGTAAGGTGTGGTCTTCATTCTTTACAATCCCTGCCTTTCTGGCGAGGTTGTGTATCATTTCTGACATTGGTGTATATCTGCATAAACGCCCATGCAAAATATACTAAATTAAAAAGGCCGATGATGACACCGGCCCATTTAAACTCTTCATGCACCGTTACGTTCGGCGTATATCTCTTGTATATACATTCCGAGTTGCCTTGCTATCGACCGATGATCCGCTTCTGCCATTTCCTTTAGCATTTCGTACTCGTAATATGGGAGTGCGACTGTACGGTACTGGCTTCTGTCGGTTGTCTTTGGCCTTTCTGGTAACTTCTTCGGCATTCTGGTAACTCCTTGTTTCTGTTCTGCGAACCTTTGGAATTATACCCAATTGTTCGTCGTAAATATATGCAAACATCTCGCCATGCTTGGCGGCAAACTGCTCTCGAGTGAGATCGACCATGTCCATTTGTAAGTCTAAGACCCAGTCCCCCATCTTGCTCATGCTTCATACTCCTCTGGTATGTCAACGTGACAGACATAACGCCCGTCATCTTTCCAATAAGCTCTCGATTTAACTGCGGGCTTTGGTAATTGTTCGTAATTATCCAAACGATGCTTCCACAATTTAATCCCGCGTTCTGACCTGCGTCGTTTCTCCAACAAATCAAAGTATTCGTAGTCGATAACACATTCTCGGAATCCGGAATAATTAACCGGATGCCAATTTTGTAACTCTTCGATTGCTTCGACGCTCTGATCCATAAAATAGATTAACCGCTTTTTTGCGTAATTCTTTGAATAGCTCATTCTTCACACCACTTTTTTATTTCCTCTTCTAACTTCTGGCTATGCAGAAATCCCTGGGGACTCCGGCTTAAAGACTCTGCGGCAACCATGTACTTGTCATGCGTGGCCACGTCTCCATTGAAGTAAGACTCTTCAGCCAGAAACGCATACCACACTGCCGCACACTTTGTCATTAACGCGCCACTTAATGCATCTCTTTCGACAGTTGGAATCTTACCCATTCTGTTTCCTCATCATCCTCTTCGTATGGAATGAACTGCATCTCTTGCATCAGAATGTGCTGATCCGGATGATCGTTCATACACTCCAAGGCTTTCTCGCCTGCAAGTGCAGGCGTGTCCGCTTCATGGATCATCGTGTACGTCTCGCGCACAATCACTCTAAACTTCGCCATCGTCTAACCTCACACCTTCATAATCGGTTGACTCAATCACTTGGCATATGCTCGCGCTATATACCTCTTCCATCTCCACCAACTTATCGTAGTTGGTCACCGCCTCTTGGTAGGTGTCGTATGGCAACCAATGATCTTCATACATTGGCCGCCCATTGTCCCCTTCATGGCACTCGGTCCATACCATCATGAACATTCTTCTAGCTCCTTGGCCCCATCATCTCGGCCTACCAAGTAAGCTTCGTTCATCATCACAACCAACTGCCACTTATATGTGTACTCGAGTGTTTCGAGCGTGGCATTCTCGCCTTGCTCCAACAGAATCTTGCGAGCCTGCGGGTGCGACGCACTGAACCACTGGGTTCTTTCCAATTCATTGCGGAGCTTATAGATCATCGGCATCTGGCATCTCCATTTCGATCTGCGCTTTCTCGAACTTGAACGTCAAGCTCGGGGACTTGGGTTTCGCGTTCGGCTTGCGTTTCCATGCCGCGATTTTGTACTCGACACCGTCAACAATTGCATCGCCAGTGAAGTCCGGATGGGTATCTTTCTTCTTATGCGCGTTACCCCAGATCGCGCCTCTGTTATCTTTTTCCACGTTTCTTTTTCCTTTTAGATTTGCCATTGCCTGCGTGTTTGCTCACCAATGAAGGGGGCCTAAGACCCGTTTTGGGAATCATTTGATATACACCTTTAAGCAAGTTAGTCATCGTCATCCTCCATTTGATATACCAGTTTCATGAACTCCGACTTCGGCATCCACTTCAACATTTCATTGACCAACTGAGATGTACTCCAATTGTCGTACAAATCACACATGACCATCTCAACCTCATGCGGGTACTGATCCCGCGCCACTTTCATCTGATCTCTAGTCATCAAACACCTCGCTTCGCGTCTCGCGCACTCTGAAAAATTCACCATACTGCGGGAACATATGATTGAAATATCGAGCGTAATACGCACGATGGTTATTATTTAACTTGAATCCACTGCTCTTTGTTTCAATCGTTGTATGCCAACGAATCCGCTCAAAGATCGCGTTCACACTGTAATTGCTGTATCCCGCTTCAATAACGTGACCAGTGAATCGAACAAACAATTCCCATACTTCTGGGTTATCTTTGTGGAACTGCCACCACTTTTCTTTATGAGTCACAGACCACCTCCGCTTCTGTCTCGATCCAAACCTTCGCGCCACAGGATAACGGGTTATCCGGAGAATAAACCACGGTACTCGGACCGCGGACCTCGACCCTGTTGCACTTCCGATTTTCTTTGTACGTCTTGACTGTCAGCACAGGCATATCCTCGCCTTTACTATTGGCGCGAATATTGTGCTGATTCACATGGATGCGCGTTTTCATATCCCGCTCCAGAACATTGACAGAACGCGAGGGTTTTTTGACTTCACAGAGAAATCATCCTCGACACAATTCTCGATAAACTGCGGGACAAAATCGAAATCAAAACATAGATCGTATCCCTGCTCATGAGTCATCACCCGATGCGTCATGTCGCAATAGACTGCAAGCATGTTCAACTTATCTCGGACCTCGGCTATGCCATGTGAAAGTCGCCACTCCTGTAGCGGATGATCGTCTGGCAAATTATGAAAGGCTTCGTTGAGACACTGGACCGCTTCCATGACGTTGCGGATCTTGATGTCTTCATCATCGTCTTCCGGATCGAAATCAGGATCAGGTGTGATGCTGAGACACTGCATCGTATCGAAATCGATGTCACCGGACATCGAACCTCGGTTCCATTCTATACCGCCCATGTTCAATTCCCACGGCAACGCTTTTTCAAGCGCATCTTTGAAATGTTCACTATGACAATCAAGGTCACTTTCTACGATAGACATCGCCTCAAGTGCCGCCTCGCGCTCACAAGATGCAACCACACCAATGTTGGTGTCCACTGTGAAAACCACGTTGGTCTCCACTTTCACATACCAACCCTTGCTCATGACCTCAACTCCCGATACTCGAATTCAGTCTTCAGCTTATGCAACGCATTCACCAGACTGACGACATCATCCATCATCAGCGAGTGATACCCGTGAACGACGCCTTCGCACACCTGCTCATGGACTTGGTCCATCGCCTTGATCGATTCATCAATGGCCGCTGTGCATGACTTCGGCAACCGCACTTCGCGAATCGACTTCACGCGCTTGTTATGCTTCTCAGCATTCGCGTTGTATTCTTTTATAAAATCATTCATCGCTTACTTCCTTATCCATTTTGTTTCCTGCATAAAATGCACCTGTGTTCCAAGTTCTCTGATAATCAAAAGCCTCCAAAAGCTCGTCATCGCTCAGTTCATCAATTTGCTCCAACACCGCCCCGCGGACCTCGGAACCCGTGACATCGTCAGGGTTAACCTTGTCGCTAAAGACAGAAAAAACAGTGTTGCTTTTGTAGACGTGACAGCACACCTTCATGACTCCTCCTCCGAATAGTCATCATCTTTCGCGTAGTCCATGTTAAAACCCAGACGTTCGCATATCTCGATCACACCCTTGGGCAGATTGTAGACACCGTCGTAATCCACCAAGTGCGTGCCATCGAACCATAGGCCGCCACTGCCGCCCTCATCCCCATACTGAGAATGCTCAAAACCAACAGGATCACCATCCTCATCGACGTAAACCGTCCAGACAGGCGATTCAAACCGACGGGTAGTCGCTGTCTCAATCAGCTTCAGCTCCATCGGTTGCTCCACTTTATTAAGATCCATATCCATACTCCTCGAAATGCTCCAACCCACGATCACGCACAGGGGCAGGATCAAACACCCGCCACTGCTCATACGTCATCTGATGTAATGACTGAGGTCCCTCAGCCGACTCACCGAAACAATTGATCCACTCAGCCGCCTCAAACCAGTCGCTGAATACCTCAACTCCCTCAGACTCACAGAGGTCGCAGTCACGCGACCAGTGATAAAAGAAAATCGATTCCTTGAGACTGCGCTCACGATAAAACTCATACTGTTTGTAGACATCCATGAACATCTCATGCCAGACAGGATCGGCATTCCACTCAGGCTTTAGCTCCAACTGCCCAAGAAACAGAGGCAATTGTTCTTCAACCATGAAACGCGGTAACGATGGCTTGTAATCATCATCAAACTGGAACGCACCCAGTTCACCAATCCGAATATACTGACCAAACAACGCATCAAACGCAGTGTTAGCTTCTAGGGCCGCGGTCCACGCATCTGAACCTACCGCTACCTCACCACCGATTTGGTTGCCCGTCTTTTCATTGACAGGCCACATATCGATCATGATCCAATCCTGCTTGTAGTTACGGCGCTTGCGTACCGGACCGCGGACATTGGTCCACAGAGTCTTGTAGTGATTGCCATTGAACTCAAAGTCCGCTCCGAAAGCAGACAGTTGTAAAACAAAATCTCGGCCTAACTGTGCCATTGGGAATCCTCCATATAAAATAAACCCACTTGCAATAATACATAACTGAGAGAGTAGTGCAACAGTTTGTGTAAATAATTTATGAGGGCGTTTAATTTCTTTCTATACACCCTGTGGCTCAGATGAGTAAAAAGACAAACAGCAAGTCAAAATAGGTGTAACGAGTGTAAAAGTGTAACGGATCGTCTATAAGCCCCTAAAACAGGGACTTTATTCGTTACATTAGTCGTTACAGTCGTTACAGTAAAAGTATCTATTTTCAGCGTCAGAAGCCGCTATTCACCGTTTACGGTTTTTCTGTTGTATATTTCTGGCTCTACAGCCCTTTAAGGAGAGTTGCATCGTGAGCGATAAAATTGCCGCGCAGATTGAACAATCAGGTCATAAGAAACTGACCAACCGTCAGCGTGAGTTCTGTAAATATTATGTTGAGGGTATCTACTCGAATGCCGAGTGCGCTCGGAAGGCAGGGTTTTCTGCCGACACTGCCCATGTGTACGCATCGAAACTGCTAGCAGGGCGTGAGCATCCCCAAGTGCTTGAGTACATCAAGGAACTGCGAGAAGAAAAGGAACGTCGGTATGGTGTGTCATTGATCGGCCAGATGAAACGGCTAGATGAACTGTCACGCGGTGCTGAGGATGCCGGACAATTTTCTGCCGCAATCAACGCAGAGAAAATACGATCTGCATTGGGCGGGCTGACCATCGACCGTAGAGAAACCGTCAACAAACTGGACGATATGTCTCGCGCTGAGGTACTCGCTAGATTAGTCGAACTTCAAAAGAAATATCCTAGCGCATTTATCGAGGGGGAGTATAAAGATGTCACAGGGACCGGAGGCGAACTTCTGGAACACAATCCGAGCGAAGCTACCGAAGAACTCATATGCGTGGAGGCTAGAGAACAGAGTCTCAGCGGGAATGCCTGACGTATATGCTATTTGGGAATCAATGCCCCTTTGGATAGAACTTAAAGTAATAAAGGGTAACGCAGTCAGACTGTCACCTCAGCAGGTGGCTTGGCATACCGCTCACAGCCACGTTGGTGGCCTCAGCTTCATCTTAGTTAAGCAGGCCAAGGAAAGAGACCTATTTTTATTTGAGGGCCGTGTAGCGCGTTCTGTGGCCTCTGAGGGGGTGTCCTATGCGGAAGGTTTTAGGACCAAGGCCCTTGATGAGGTGTTCGATGAGATGAAACGGGTGTCTATTGAACATTGGTCTAATTGCCTGCGGCCCTGCGGCCTGCGGCCCTAATAAAAAAGCCCCGGAGAAGGGTTAAGACTCCGGGGCTGGGCTTTCTCAGATTGGAGGACTAAGAAACTTGGGGTAATTCTGCGGCCTGCGGCCCTGCGTGTCAAGTCCTGCGGCCCTGCGGGCCGGGGTAATAGACGACAGGAATAGGGAGCGGTCCATCTTTCGATGGACCTAGGGCCGCGGATCATACCGCGGCGATTAGTTCTGGATTGTCGATGATAAAAGGGGACTCGGATTTTTTAGCCTGGTGACCTTTCACGCGTAAACCGATGACGCTGTCGACCTGTTCTAGATTAGCCAGGTCTGATATGTCGCCGTCGAACACGGTCCGCCCTAGAAACTGACTAGGCAAGCCGCCGCGGAAGACCGCGGTTACCGGTACGCGATGCTCGAGAGCGCGTTTTACTTGGTTCTGGAATCCGTCCGCCTTTGAGTATGAAAACATCAACCGATAGTTGCTCGGCGTTTTGCCGAGTCTGGCCGGTAATTTGGTGTAGTCGTACGAAAACAAAGCGCGGAATTCATCCTCAAAGTCTAGGTAGTTTTCCCATGGGATATCTGACAAAACATTGAGACGCGTTACCGGTACGACGTTTTGCTTGCCGCATAATCTGATGAAATTGTGCAGCTCTTTTTTCAGTGTGGACAAAAACGCGTCGCGGTCCGCGTGCCAGAGATTGGTCCGCGCTTGCCGTCCGTCGATGACGTTTTGCATAATGCCGCGCCCGCTCGAGCGCAGACAATCATCCGCGCACTCTGCGAGCCACCGCGCCGGACACAGTGTATCGTCTGGCATTAATGACAGCGAAAGGATACGGATTTTTGAGCCACCAACTAGGCTCTTTTCTGATTTTGCGACCTTGGTATTCGTCGCGTCGATGCTAGATAGTCTCTGAAACATGGGTTTTTCCTCCAATAGAATGCCCAATCAAAATAATAACACAATTACTTATGCATTCAAGCTTTATTCCTGCGGCCTGCGGCCCTTGTAATAAGGAGCAATCTCTGCGGCCTGCGGCCTGGGGGCCTAGTACCGACAGAAGAAAAAGGGGCCTTTCGGCCCCTCGGTTAATCTTCTAGCGCGGCCTTTGCGCGGCCCTCCATCCGCTCGGCATACCATTCGTCGCCGATGGCGCGGTAATACCAGGCGGCCCTCCGGAATCCCTCTTCCGCCGCGTGCTTCATTCCCGCGTTGAGATCGTCTTCTGCCTCTTCCCGAGCAGACATTGCAATCTTACGAACTTCAGCGGCGTCCAGTGTTAACTGGACCGTTACGATTTTTGATTCAAAAGTAGTCATGATTAGTCCTCCAATAAAGGGAGGGGCTTACGCCCGCTCCATACAGTCAACACCTTCGTCAACGATTCGGTCGATCTCGACCTCGGCATCTTCGACGGCAATTGAGATATCCTTGATCAGGTCGTCAAGGTTCAGGTCTTC